GTTAAAGGCAGAAAATATATAGATGATAAGACAGCATTTAATAAATTCAAAAAGATGATTAATGAGAGAATTGAAGAGATAGTAAGGTATATTAACATATATTGGATTGAAAAGATGGATAATCCAGATCTGAATTTCAATGAATTGACGCAATATTTTGATAAATTGTATGAGAGTAAATATGAAATATTACATGAACTTATAGTTAGGAAGTTAAGTAATGTATCATTTTATACGAATATTTATGCGAATATTTATTATACAGATGATTTAGCATTAATGTTGGATACGATTGAAGAAAAATATGATTTTCCAAAAAATATGATTACAGATTTGGCGATTACGATTGTTTCAAATACATATTCTATTCTAGCAGGTAAAGATGCTCTAACACTAAATAGACTATGTTCGTTTTGGCAGAACGTAGTTATTAAATCGTCTAATAAATATTATAAGAAACTATTGTGTTTTAAGAATACATTTAAGGTAGACATATTGAATATGGACGTGTTCTTAAAAAGCGATAATATTCCTTGTAATTATATGTCTGATTATATCATTAAGAGGCTTAAAAATGATAGTCCAACTGACATTGCGTCATATGATGAGTTAATAGACCAATTATATTTTAAACAAGTTAAACCAGTGGTCCAGCCAAAGATTGAATTAGTAAAACAAGACCAAGAACAAGAACAAAAATCATCAATATCAAAACTTGATGAAGTATTTTTAGAATCAAAAATTATTAATAATATAAATATTAGTAAAAAGATAGTATCAGATGATGATTTAAACAGTGATATAGTGTTTGTCAATAACGATTAAACATATATAACTTCATTTATAAAAAATAGTAACAATATAATTGAGCCACGATATGAAACAATGCGATCTTTATAAAAAAATTGATAAAAAAATATTTAATATTATCATTTTATTTATTATATTCAATAAATAAAATGGATATACCATCAGGTGTTCTGGAAATAGTTGCTTCATATCTTGTGAAACCAAAAATGAAATTATTATATTGGATACCGTTAGATAAACTTGATTGGGATTATTTATCAGCAAATCCAAATGCTATTCATTTGTTACAACAAAATATGGATAAAATTGATTGGAATAATTTATCAAGTAATCCAAATGCTATTCATTTGTTAGAAAAAAATATAGATAAAATTGATTGGATCTCTTTATCAAGTAATCCAAATGCTATTCATTTGTTAGAACAAAATATGGATAAAATTAATTGGTATAATTTATCACTCAACTCAAAAGGTATTCATTTGTTAGAACAAAATATGGATAAACTTAATCGATTGTGTCTATCACAAAATCCAAATGCTATTCATTTGTTAGAACAAAATATAGATAAAATTGATTGGTGGCAATTATCAACAAATCCAAATGCTATTCATTTGTTGGAACAAAATATAGATGAGATTGATTGGAATATGTTATCATCAAATCCAAATGCTATTCATTTGTTGAAACAAAAAATGAATAAAATTAATTGGTCATATTTATCAAAAAATCCAAATGCTATTCATTTGTTAGAACAAAATATAGACAAAATTAGTTGGTGGCAATTATCAAGAAATCCAAATGCTATTCATTTGTTAGAACAAAATATGGATAAAATTGATTGGACATGGTTTTTTACTAATCCAAGTATATTTGAAATTGACACAAAACAGTTAAAATTAGATATTGCAGAACAAGCAAAAATTATTGATGGCATAATATATGAGGACTTACTTCCAACTTTGTTGGAAGTAAGCCCCGTCTCGGGGAGAAATTCTGAATCTTCGATTCAGAATTTCCTCCCTCATGAATAAAAAAATGGATGGACGAGATTATATTAGTGTTAAAACAATAATATAACATAATGATCCTTCATATCGTGGATCCATTATATAACTTCATTTATTAAAAAATAATAACAATATAATAATTCACGATATTGTTAAGTGCATTTGTTTATTTAATATTTCATATAATGGTATCATAATGCTCCTTCCATATCGTGTATCCATTATATAGTTCTTTTATAAAAAATAGTAACAATATAATTGAGCCACGATATGGAACACGGCGATCTTCAAAAAAAATATATTTTAATCAATATAAACTATTGCATATATATTATATTAATTAAATGGAATACATATCAGAACAATCAGACGGAATAAACAACACAAACCAAATTATTAATATTAAACAAATAAATATAGATGATCTAAATATATCACAATTAAATGTTAGAAAAATAAATGGTCTTGATTCAATAGAAGATTTGGCAGACAACATTAAAAAAAATGGTCTATTAAATCCATTGACAGTTATATTTAATAAGACATTAAACAAATATGATATTATAGCAGGTCAAAGACGATATCATGCATTGAAAAAAAACAATATGGTATCAGTATCTTGTAATATATTAAATGAAACAATGTCAGAGCAAGAACAAGTATCAATAAGTTTAATAGAGAATGTCCAAAGAGTAAATATGAGTTTGTGTGAGCGTGTAAAAACATATAAAAAATTACATATTCAATATAATAATGACTCTACTAAATTATCAAAATTAATTAATATCAGTAAAGCTACAATTGATAAATATTTAAAAATATCACACCTTCCAGATAAAATATTAGATCGTCTTGATGCAACAAATAATGACAAAATATCATTAGATTATGCTGTAGATTTAGCAAAGTTAAATATATTAGGCGAAGACAGTGAAGAAAAATTAGAGAAAATTATAAATTTAATAAATGATGTTAGTCGTGATGATAGAAATGAATTACGAAAATGTATAATAAATGATGAAAAATATAATGGACAAGATTTCAAAAATTATTACGATAAATTGGTTGGTAAAAAACAAGAGTATCTTACCAATAAAGAAAGATTAGATCGTGAAAAAGAAGAGGAGTTAAAAAAATTTCAAAAATATGAAGCCAAAAGAATTGCAGAAGAAGCAGCTAAAAGAATTGCAGAAGAAGAAGCCAAAAGAATTGCAGAAGAAGAAGCCAAAAGAATTGCAGAAGAAGCAGCCAAAAGAATTGCAGAAGAAGAACCCAAAAGAATCGCAGAAGAAGCCAAAAGAATTGAAGAAGCCAAAATAAAGCCAGAAAAAGAACCTGACAGTTCTGATAGTTCTGATAGTTCTGATAGTTCTGACAGTTCTGATAGTGATGATAGTTCTGATAATTCTGATAGTCCTGATAGTTCTGATAGTCATGATAGTTCTGATAGTTATGACACATATGGAGCCAAAAGAGAGGAAGAAAAAATTCAAAATAAAATAAAGAGTGAATTATCAAAAAATAAAAATTCACCATATATAATGTCAACTAACAAAATCCGTAATCCAATATTACAAAATTATTATAGAGAAGGATTAATAAATAGATATAAAAAGTGTATAATATCTGGGATGCATATGGAAGTATGTGAAGCTTGTCATATAATACCATTTTCTGTATCTGAGAATTTTAACATTGATAATGGTATATTATTGAATTCAGTCTTACATAAATTATTTGACAAACATTATTGGAGTATAAATCCATCAACATTATGTGTTGAAATATCAAATAAATGTGATGATTTTGAATTTTTACAAGAATATAATAATAAATATATAGATATATTGAATCAATATGATGATACAAAGCATAATTTGAGAAATCATTATGATATATTTATATTGAAACAAAAGAATATCAATGTATAGAATTTTTTTTATAATTCATTTATAAAAAATATATATATATATATATATATATATATATATTATGGCTGCTGCTGTTGCTGTTGAAAATAAAGGATCTACGCTTGTAGAGAATGTAGATAATGTTAGTTCCAGTATTAAATATTCGACTTTGAGAGAAGGTACATTTGAACTAAGAGGAATAAGAAGAAAAATAACAAAGCCTAAACCTGATTCGGCCATTTATGTTTTTCAACCTAACATTGAAAGAGATTTAAAATTTGTAGTGTGGGTTAATAAAATTAATGCATTAAGTATTCAACCATATGATGATTATGTCAAACCATCTAAAGATAATAGATTTGGAGTATCGATAATGACTGAACAGAAAAAAGTAGGACTTGGAGGAGTAGAAGAAACCATTGTTTTGAATGAAGTCTATTTAAATGATGTGAAAATAGACTTAAAAGACCGAGATTTAGCGTTTAGAAATAATTTAAGATTTTTAATATTATTACATACATTGTCTGACTTGATAAATAAACAAAGAGAAGAATATAAAATATTTAATAAGGATATTGGATCAAAAATACAAACTTTGTTTTTTAAAATACGAGATAGTTTTAAACCAGAAATAATAAACGGAACACCATATCATTATTCAATAAACGATCGTTCTGATCCAACTGAGATTCAATTGAGAAATACAAACACTGAAGAAATATTTAATTTTTCATTAATTCGTGATGGACAGCTTATTGGTTTTACAATGAATGATAAAAAAGTAGATGAAAATAATATGCCATCAGACCCAGCTGGTTTATTAAATGCATTAAATATTTTAACACAACGGGAACAATTTGGAGGTAATCGTAAATGGAATGATATATATTTTAATCACTGCTATTAGATAATAAATATATGATCAAATATTTATTAAAGAGATAGTGTTAAAAAATTTCACCCTTGAGGGTCGAGTGCTCACCCCCTAAAGGGGGGAGCACTTCAAACAGTTTTTAAATTATTGTCTATGAATGTCTATATTTGTCTATAAAATTTTTAACAGAACGCCGATTTTTCATATCGTGGATCCATTATATAACTTCATTTATTAAAAAATAATAACAATATAATAATTCACGATATGATTAAGTGCATTTGTTTATTAAATATTTCATTTGATGGTCTCATAATGCTCCAATAACTAAAAATTGATATTTTAATTATTTATTATATCTATATAAAAAAATATACATAAAATAATGGATAAATTAGATTTCGTTAGACCAATTATAGATGATAATATA